CAGCAGCAGTAGAAGCAAGAGAAGAAGGAGTAGTAGAAGAAGGAGCAGTAGAAGAAGGAGCAAGAGAAGAAGGAGCAGTAGTAGAAGAAGGAGCAGCAGCAGTAGAAGCAAGAGAAGAAGGAGCAGTAGTAGAAGAAGGAGCAGCAGCAGTAGAAGCAAGAGTAGAAGCAGCATTAAGAGAAGCAACATTAAAAGAAGCAAGAGAAGCAGAAGCAAAAAAAAAAGCAGCAATAAAAATTCAAGCACTATTTAGAAGAAAAAAAATAAATAAAATGAAAGAATTTATTGAAATATTAAAAAACGAATATGATAAATATATTAATAATTATTTAATAAATGTTTATAATAAAGATATATTTAATAATTTTTTTGAATCATTAATAAATGATACAAAATTAAATGATATAATTATATACTATAAACAAGCAATAAATAGTTATATTTTAGCTTTTATATATTTATTTACTAACACACCTAAAGATTATTCAATTGATGGTAATATTGATAAAATTGAAGTTATAAATATAAAATTAATTGATAAAATTAAAGAATTATTAACAACATATAATAAAGAATATTTAAATTCAAATGATGATTTACGGCTATTAATTGATAAATTATCAATTAATACATTAAACAAAACACATATAAAATTATTTGAAATTACACAACAAAATATAAAAAAATACGAAAATTATATAGTTTTATTACAATCATTAGGATCATTTAATGATCCTAATATTACAGATTTTATAAATGAATTAAATAAATTATTAAAAAAAGAAAATATAAATATTTATGAAAAAAATATAAATATTAAAGAATTAATAAATAAAATTAAAGAATATTTAATTAGTAAATTTAATATAAGAAATCGTAATAATGAATCATTAGAAAATATAATAGAAGCAATATTAAATAAAAGAGCAAAAAAAATAGCAGAACAAGCAAGTAATAAAGCACTTATGGAATTAGAAGCAGAAGAAGCAGAAGAAGAACGATTAAGAAAAGAAGCAGAAGAAGAACGAGCAAGAAAAGCAGAAGAAGAACGATTAAGAAAAGAAGCAGAAGAAAGAGCAAGAAAAGAAGCAGAAATAATAAGTATTACAGATTATTTTAAATATGATGATATTTTTAAGAATATATTAATTAAAATATTTGGAACAAAAATATTTGATGATCAACAAACAAAAATAAAAAATTTTATAAAAGATATTAAAAGTAATTATAGTATAGATATATTAAAAAGTTTTGTAAAAGAACAATTAGATTATGATTTTGATAGTATTAAAATTAATCGAGATTCATTTAAACAAATTAAAACTATTAAAGAAATCGAACGTTTTATAGAATTTGAAAAAAATAAAATAGATAGAATGATACCAAATTTACTGGAAATATCTAAAACTATTCAAGAAAAAATTCAAAAAAAATATTTATTAAGTTTGCATGATAATGATAAAAATTTATTTGATTTGTTTAAAGAAATAATATTTTTTATTGATTCATATAAATCAAATAATATAAAAATTAATATTGAATTATATAAAAAATTAAAAGAATTAGCAGATAAATTTAAAAAAATAATAGACGAAAAAGAAGCAAAAGAAGATAAAAAATTTACAGATATTCAAACTAAATTTAATGCTAATAATAAAACAATTTTAAGTAGTATTAGTTTAACTTCATTAAATAATAATATTTATAGTAATAAAATAATTGAATTTTATTATAAATTTAGAGGTTATATTAATGAATTACCAGCAAAAATTAGAACAAACGATACTAAATTATTATTTGATGAAAATGAGTATAATGAAATAATAACATATTATAAAAATGATATTAATAATATAATTATTAATATAGCTGTATTTAAAATTGGATTATTTATACTAAAATCATTATATAATATGGGCATTAAAACATTTTATTTAAATAAAATATTACGCACGAGTATAATAAAATTAATACAAAATAATTTAAATTTATTAAAAGATATAAAACAATTAATACATGATATTAAAATAAATAAAGATTTAACAGATAATAAAGCTAAATTGGAAGACTATAAAGCTAAAATTAATTCTTCTTCTTTATTAAATAATCTTCAAAAATCAATAATTAATAATATTATTGATTTTTTTATTGATTTATTTGATTTAGAAGTTAAAATAGAAAAATTTATTAAACAAGGTTATAGAATTACAAATATAACAGATAGAGAAAAAGAAATAATGATGCCAATAATTACAGCTTTTTTTAAAGAAATAAAAGATTCAATTAATATAACAGAAATTGTAGATGAAGAACAAAATGAATAATATTTTTGTATCTATTGCGAGTTATAGGGATGATAATTGTATAAATACTATTAATAGTATTTATGAAAATGCTAAAAATCCGTTTAATATTTATCTTGGTATTTGTCAACAAAATAATGATAAAATAGATATGGATTGTTTAAATAATGATAAAATTATTATTGATGATAAACTTAAAAATAATATTAGAATTATTCGCATACCTTATTATGACGCAAAAGGACCAAATTATGCTCGTTATTTATGTTCTTCGTTATTAGATAAAAATAATGATAAATATTATTTACAAATTGATAGTCATACAATTTTTATTAAAAATTGGGATGAAATTTGTATTAATATGATTAATGAAATTAAAGATTTAGGATTATCTAAAAAACCTGTTTTGAGTTATTATCCAGAAGACTTTTCGAGAATTAACAAAAATAAAAATAATAATGTTCCTGTTATTACTGGCATATTTTTTGATGATAAAAAACAAATATTCGTTTTAAATCAGGCAGTATATATAAATACAAATGGTATTTATATTAAAACACCATTTGTTACTGGTGGAATGTTTTTTTGTGAATCATATTTTTTAGATGAATTACCTTATGACCCAACACTTGATTATTTATTTACTGGTGAAGAAATATTACAATCTATAAAATTTTATACTAATGGTTGGGATGTTTTTGTTCCAAAAATTAACATTTGTTTTCATGAATATTTACGCAATAATAAACCTAAATATTGGCAAGAATCTAAAATTAATTTTGATGATACAAAAGCTCTCGACAAAGTTCGTTATTATCTTTTTAATGATAAAAATAAAAGTAATCATAATTATTATAATAATTATTGTTTAGGAACAAAAAGAACTTTAAATAATTATTATAAATTTGCTAATATAAATATTGAATATTATAAAAACATTCATAATAAAAATAAAAATAAAATTAAACATATTTTAATTACTATTTCTGTTATTATTTTAATTATTATTATTCTATTGAGTTATTATTTTTATTTTGCATTTCAATCCTATTTACAATCGACGCGGATTTAATTATTGTTTTTTTTATATCATTATAATCAAGATTATTATTTTGAATATATATATTTATTGGTTCATAAGATTTTTTAATGTTATTATATACATTAATGATATCTTTATGAACTGGTTTTTTATATTTATTAAATATAAATAATAAATATTCTTCAAATAAAGGAAACTTTTTATATTTTAAATAATATCTTAAATAATCGCAATAGAATGATAATTGATATTTAATAGAAATACCATTTATATTCTCTGAATCTTCTATCCACCGATTTGTATAAATTGGTCTAAATGTATAAGGCGATATTATTAAATAATTGCCATCTTTTATATCATAATTGTATGTAAAATTATAATTAATATTCAATGGTTTTTTTCTCGAAACTTCATTATTATAAATATCTATAATCTTTTTTTTATTTACTGACTTAAAATAATCAGGAAAATTGTTTATCGAATCATTATATTCTTCTTCTGTTATTTCTTTTGCTATTGGTATATTATTTATATTTGAATAAAACAAACATGATAATTTATTTATAATTTCATTATCACTATTACCTATTTGTTTATTCAAATAATTTTTAATTTTTTTATAATTTAATTCCAATTCTAATTCTAAATCAGTCATATTTAAATATTATTACATTAAGTAATCTTTATATAAATGATGTAATTATAAACAATATAATTAAAAAAATGATTTTAATTTAAACAAAAAAATAAAAATCTAATCAACAAGAAAAATGAGTGTTGAAAGAATGCTATATCAAAATCATTATACCAATAATTATTATTTATTAATGATGAAGGGTGAATATTATAATTCTGTTGTCGAACTAACATCATTCAATAATAGATTAATTAGCAATGAATTACTTTCTTCATATACAAAACTTGATTTCAATAAAAATAACATCAATAATGTAATAGAATCCTTAAATATTTATGATTTTAATAATATTTATTTAGATAATTTTGACGACGAATCATATTCAAATTATATTATATACAAAACAAAATTTATTAAACTTAATAATTGGACAGATTTCTATAATTTCATTGCTTCTATTATTTAAGTTTTTTATTTTTTTTAAATAATGTAGTAAATACTTTATTTACTTTTAATTATAATTTATTATATTATGAACTTTTTTACAAAGCACTAATTAAATCATTTTTTATGTGATGATTATTTACTTCTATCATCATTATTTTTTGAAGAATATTTACCACCTTTTTTCAGGACTTATTTCTTTTTAACATTTATTTACTTCTATTATATATATATATATATATATAATTATTATTATCTTTGAAATTCTGTAAATTCTTTAACAAATTTAGTTAATGTAGTATTAACTGTATTTAAATCACTAACTAATTTTTTTAATGTATTATTAAATTTAGTTAAATCTTTTTTAGGTGATGTTCGGGTTAATGGTCGTGGTGGTGGTGTTGTTACTTTAGCCCAATAATTATCATAACTATCTGGTATGTCTGCTACACCACCTTTTTTCAAGGACTTATTTCTTTTTAACATTTATTTAGTTCTATTATATATATATATTTTTATTTTTTTGATTTAATAATTATTGGTTCTAATATTACTGGCATTAGTTTTTCTTTTTTTTGTTTTGGTTGTCTCTTTTTAGTTTTAGGTAATGGTTCTAATATTACTGGCATTGGTTCTTCTTTTTTTTGTTTTGGTTGTCTCTTTTTAGTTTTAGGTAATGGTATATTTAATTTAATTATTTTTATATTATATTCAATCTCTTCATTTAATTTTATATTTTCAGTAATTATATATTTTAAATTATCTTTTTTGTCGGTAATAGTAATGTTATTATTGTTTTTCTTGTAATCTTTATAATATTCTAATAAATTATTAATTATACCATAATTACTAATAATTATTATTTCAATTTCATTTTCATTTGATTCTTTAAATTTTGCTACTTTTTCATTAAAGATTGAATAAAATAATGAAAAATTACGCACTCGTTCTTTTTTATCATCTATATATTTTTTTCCTATTTGTTTTATTGAATACTCGGTATTATAATTTTTTTCATTATAATTAATATTTTCTATTCTATATTTATATTCATATGTATCATTATTCTGTTTATTTATAATACTTACAATAATTTTTTCATCTTCATCAAAATCTATAATCTTATAATTTTTAGATTTTAAATAATCTCTTATATTCTTTAAAGAAATTAAAAATGATGTAGAAACAAAAATATTATTTTTACCTTGATTTATTTTTAATTTATTAATAATTTCTATAAAATCATTATTTAATTTTTCTTTTTCGATTTTTATCAAATCTTTATATATTGTTTCATATTTTTTTACTTTAAAAATACTTATTTTTAATTTATTTTTTTCAATTTTCATTACATATACATAATTAAACTCCTTATTATTGTTAAAAATATGTAATTCTTTTTTAGCTCTATTTGAATATTTAATAGTAAAATGATCCTCAATAAAATATTTAGCAAATAAATCTTGTATATCATATGTAACATATTTATAGTCAAAATCAAAAGATATTAAACCTTTTGATTTCAATACTTTTTCATTTAAATCAATTTTATCTTTTATAAGATCTTCTATCTCATTAAACTCGTTAGAATTACTTCTTGAATAACTACTTGAATATGACATTATTCTAATAAAAATAAATATTATTTTTTAAGTAATCTTTTTTTAATTATTTTACCACCAAAACTTGATGGTGTATCTATTATTTGTTGTTTTAATTTTAATACTTTCGATTTAATATTATCTAAATCTCTTTTTAAATATTTACTATCATAATTAATACTTGTTTTGGTAATATTAATAATATGCGTTTGAATTACTTTTATTAATTCTAATAATTCTACTGATTTAATACATAATATTTTTAATTTATATAATAATTTATTAATTTCTTTTATTAAAAATAAATTATAATTTTTTACTTTTTGTTCTTCTTCTAATAATTTTTTCTTTTTTTGTTCTGATAATTCTGAATATTTAATAGGTTTAAACGTATTAAATGTTTTAACTTTAAAATCGGTTTCACCATCACCTTCGCGTTCTTCTTCTTTTTTTTCTTCTTCTGTTAATTCTCTTACATGAATAGGATCAAAAAAACTAAAACTATCTAAATATTCTATTATAATATTTACTAAACCTAATTTAGTTTTATAATTTTCTGGATGAAAAATATCTTGATTTACTATTTGTTGTTTTAAAGACGAAGAATTAAAAATTTCAGGTGTTTCTATATCATCTATTTTCATTTCTTCATCTTTTTTTGCCATTTTTTTTAAATATTCGTGCCAATTACTTAAACGCACAGGATTGAAAATTTTCTTTTTAATTATAGGTTTTTTAAATATACCAGTTTCTGGTTCTGTTCTTGTTAATGGTAATCTATTTGGAAAACTTTCTATTTGAATAGGTAATGTTGTTTGCTGTTTCATTTTTCCATAATCAGCTGTTATTATTTCTAATGAATATATTATATTACCTCTGTCAAATTTTATTTTAAATAAATATGTTAATTTATCTTTAATATTTGTAACTTTTAACTCTTTAATTTCATTTTTATTAATAGTAAAATCATCTATTAAATCATTATAATAAAGTTGTAGTTTATTGATAAATGATATTGCTGTTTTAGATTCATAATCTTTTTGAATATATTTTTGATTTTTATTTTCTAATTCTTGTTTTGTTATTTCAACAAAAGTTAAAAAATTTAAAAAATCTTTATCATAATCTTTTAAATTATGATTATAACTACTTATATCATAATCTTTTGTCATTATTTCACATTTATATTCATTTTCATTAATATAAGTTATTATTATATTTATATTTTTATGATTTTTATTAATAAAAATGAATTTATTACTTGATAATTTAATTGTAAAATCAGTAATTATATTAGGAGTAAATTTAAAATATAAATATAATTGTTGAAAAGTGGCATTAATAGTAAAATTAAAAGTTTCATATAATCTAAAAGTTTTATTTTTAGATAATGTTGTTTTAAATTTTTTTATTTTTTCATTTAATTCTTTATCAAAATTAACAATTGATTTATACCATTCTATATCTGTTTGTTTAATATTATTTATAAATTCATAAAAATAATAAGACATAATAAAACAAACTAATACAATACCCATTGGTCTTGCTTCTATTAATATAAATTTATAACTATATGATGAAATAGAATATGTTTTATTAAATAATATTAAATAATTTTTTTCAACTCCTGTTTCCCATACTTCGTTAATAGGATCAAATAACCCATTATATCGTATAATATTATATTTGTTATAATATTTTTTATAATATTTTTCAATACTTACTTGAAGTGAACTTATACTACTCGATTTAATTATATTAGATTTAAGTGTATAATCAAATCTTATAAATAATTCTCCTGATTTTTTTAATTCTTCAAATTTTTCTTTACGAATTTCATCTATTTTATCAAGTTCTTTTTTTATACTATCATCTATTATTACACCAATCGAAAACATAAATGGGACAATATTATTATAAACAAATATAATAATTTGTTATTTATTTTTCTGCTGGATGCAAATGATTGCATTTAAGCAACTAACTACAATTTGACGGCTTTGTTAAAGCGGTTTGTAGTTTTTGTAAGTTATATCCTCTTTTATATTTTTCTGGTCGTTCATTATATTCCATATAATAGTTAAATATTTTTTGAACATTCTTACAACCATTTTTATCACGATTGATACAACCATTCCGTTTATTTTCCATTTTATATGTTAGGATAGAATGCATTTTTCGTACTTTATTTGTTTTATCAGGTAAATATAAATTATTACATAATTCTTCTGTCTTATAATTTAAGCAAGAAGTCCTATATTCATCTATATCATAAACCTTAAAACGCTCTTGTAATTTTCTTTTTAGTGATAAATTAGGTGTTGATATAAAGTTTTTCATTTGCTTACCAATACTCCAATCACCAATTATAATAATACTATCTTTTGTATATGTCTTTTCAAT